CGCGAAGCGATGCATGCGGAATGCAGTGCTGTCGGTCTGGAACATCGACACCAGCGACGTCGCGGTTGCGGTGGCGCTGTTGTTGGTGGGGTTGTCCAGCATCTGGATCGATGCCTGGTTCGACATGTCCACCGTCGCTTGGCCGTCGTCGGCGTACCACAGGTCAGCGGCATTGATCATCGCAACCACACCGCCCGACGAATCGTAGGGAACGTAGCCCGACGTGATAACCGGCACGCCGCCCAGATCGCCGCCGTTTCGGCTGATGTTGGGGAATTCGCGCTGGCCCAGCGGGTTGTACATGTTGCCCAGACCGGCAGCCGTCTTCGGGTGCATCAGATACACCATCGTGGTCAGGGGGTTGTTGGCGTCATCGGCTTCCGCCTGCAAGGCCATCAGGTCCGCACGGACCGCATCGGCATCGGTGCCGCTGGAAACGATCGGCGTCAGGCCGTACAGAATGCCCGCGGGCGACACATTGGCCAGCCCAGCGAAGGTCGGATCGATGAAGTCGGCGTTCATGCGCTCGGCGCCGGCTTCCACCAAGCCATCACGAATCAGAACTTCGATGGCGGGATCCGAGAAACGGATCATTTCATCCGTAGCGACGGAGATGCCGGCTACTTTGAACCAGCCAAAGTACACGTCATTGAAGTCGAACTTCGTGACCGGCTTCGGGGCGCCCTGGCCGACCCAGTAGCCAACGCCACCGGAAGTCTGGCCCTTGATGTGGACGTTGAACGGAATGCGCTTGGCGGCGGGGATGTTGCCCAGACCGAACTGACCCAGGATGGTGCGCGGGCGCAGGAACTCCACGAAATCTTGGGAGTAGTTGTTGTAGGCCAGCAGCGGGCCAGCCCAAGTCGCATCGCTGGTCGTGGCGGCGGCCACATTGGCCTTCAGCACGGATTCGAGCGAACGGCCGCCCAAGCCCTTCAACACTTGCGCGACGGGCGACTTCTCGCCGTAGTGGTCGGCGGCAAGCTGAGCAGCCATGCCGACGTTGTTCTTGGCGGCGTACATGCACAGAGCGTGGCGGGCGAACATGAGGCCCGGCTCTTCCTTCATCTTGATCGCCTTCGAGACGACGGCCGGGGCACGGGAAGCCGTAGCTTCATCGTCGCTGTCGCCCTTGACTTGCGTGAAGGTCATGTTCTTTTCCATGCCTTCCAGGCGTTCGATGTGCTTCTTGATGTCGCCAACGGCCGACTCATGGCCGTCGAACTCTTCGGCTTCCTCGGCGTTCAACGTACGTCCTTCGCCGGTTGCCTTGCCCATGATGTCCTGCATGGACTTCTCGGTTTCTGCCAGCTTCGCGCGGGCATTCGCCAGTTGGTCTTTGATGTTCATTCCCTTCTCCTTGGTCGGGGCATAAAAAAACCCGCCAGTGGCGGGCTGTTTCTTGGTTCCCGAGACGCCGGGAGATACGGGCTTTCGCCCTGCTTCTTCATCGCCTTGCGCTTCAATGCCGGACGCGGCGCGCAAAGCGGTGTCGATACTTTTGATGCTGTGAATGGACGCGGACGCATTGGCTGGGATCGTCACCAGGCTCAGCTCGAAGATCTCCGTTTCCGAGAAGCGAACGCCGCCGTTCTCGATAAAGCTGTATTCGATGGCTCGGAACCCGATGGAAACGCCGCGGACAAGCTTGGCCTTCACCGACTGCCACGCCATGTCGACCAGATCCTTCAGCGCGCCGGGCTCGTCGATGATCGGGAGCGTCGCGGTAAAGGGAATGCCGGTCTTGGTTGGCTTGCCGAACTTGGCCGTACCCACCGGTTTGTCATGCTGGTGCTGCCACAACAGGGGCAATTCAGCGGCGAACTTCGCGCCCAGCGGCTCCACCACGTCGCCAACTCGGTCCGGCTCCGGGGTGGTGGCAATGCCGGTAATCTCGCGCTTCGATTCGTCCAGCGCCTTGATTTCCAAGAGGCTGTATGCGCGGGTGTTGAGCTTGTCAGGCATGCAGGCCTCCCAATGCAAAAAGCCCGCTCAGGGCGGGCTTGGTTGTGTAGGTCATCGTCAGACGAAGAAAACGCTGTAAGTCTTCTGCTTCAAAACACCGGTACTAGCGGCGCCGATTGCCATAGCCAAAGCCACAGCGGCGTCAATCTTGTTGATTGATCGGGTCTTGGCCAACCAGTGGTTGCCCCATTTGTCCTCTTCGGTCACCGCCGACATCATTGCCGAGATCAGGACCGGATTCTTTCGAAGCCTGATCCGACCCTCTAACAGCGCGTCTTCCAGCAACCGAACAGATCCAGGCATCCACAGCCCCTCGGGCGTCTCCTGATTGGCCTTGGCTGCCTCGACCATTGCTTCGTTTGGCTTACCCTTCTTCAGACCACCTTGCGGGTGTTCGATGAACTCCAGGGTCAGGCCAATTTCCGCGACGTCTTCCTCAAAGCGCTTGAACGCAAAGCGGTCATACGCCACGAGCTGCACGTCGTAGCGCTCAGCGTATTCCGCGAGCGTCTGCGCAACGTGCCGATAGTTGATGCTTTCACCGGGCGGCGCGTGGATGAACCCTTGCTGCTTCCACACCGTATAAGGAATTTTGTCCCGTAACTCACGGGCCGCAATCGTATCTCCCGGCGTCCACGCTTCAATCCAAGCATCAAATAGAGGCTTGTTCTGCGCGTTCACGCCCGTCTGCGTCACCGCAGCTAGGGCGGTAATGTCCCGATTCTGGGACAAGTCCAGCCCTATCCAAACTTGTTCGCCCGTATGAATCTTCGGGTCAAACTCAACCAGTGCCGGATCCAACGTGGCCCGGGTCATCCACGCCGTCTCGGCATCCGTCCAGATGCAGAAGTGCAGGCGCAGGATCCCGTTCAACTGCCCGGGGATCGACTTGGCCTGCGCCACAACATCAGCCAAATACGTCTCGGTGATCGTCACCCCCAGCAGCGGGTTCGCCTTCACCCAGCACGTCGGGTCCATCAGAGGGTCGTCTCCCTCATCCAGCGCACAAACGTAGCTGAACGTGTTGTCGTCCAGCGCCTCACCAACAAACACAGGGTCGTTCACCGCCTCGGTGTGCCCGGCTGCCACCTTTACTGCATGTTCATGCTCTTCCCAGGCCACCGAGTTCCGATCCGACCCGCTGTTCGTGATCATGAACAGCAAGGGCTGCCGGCGGAACTTGAAGCCCCGCTCCAGCATCTCGATGATCTTCCGATCCGGCAGCTCGTGGACCTCATCGGCCAGCACAAAGTACGGGCGCGGGCCTGATCCTGTCTTGCCCGTATCCCGCGACACTGGCCGGAAGAAACTCGAATTCCGGTGGTAGGCGATGTTGTATTCACGCCCTTCCCCGCCTGAGAACTCCAGACGCTTCTTCAGACTGGGCGACGCCTTCACCATCTTCACGGCGTCGGCAAACAGAATGCCGGCCTGTTCTTTCTTAGCCGCGGCGGCGTAGATCTGGGCGCCCGCCTCACCGTCAGCGGTCAGGCCAAGCAATCCAATCCCACCAGCCAACGGCGACTTACCGTTGCCTTTCCCCTGCTCGATGTAGGCTCGACGGAACCGCCTCGTCCCATCAGCCCGCTTCCAACCGAACAGCGACCCGACGATAAACGCCTGGCTGGGGTGAAGCTCGAAATCCTTGCCTTCGAACTGCCCTTCGGAGAGCTTCAAAACACCTTCAAAGAATTCGAAGGCGTATTCGGCGGCAGCGTGGTCGAAATACAGCCCGCGCT